CAAAAGGTCTTAACGATGTGTTTAGTGCTAATCCTTGGGCAAAACCATTCTTTCTATTTGCTAGAACTGGTGTCAACGGTCTTGCACTTACAGCAAAGCATACACCCGGTTTTAACTTTTTAGTCAAAGAGTTCAACGACATAGCATTTGCTACACCTAGCAATCTAAAAAATGTAGAACGCTATGGTATTACAAACGCAGTTGAACTAGCTAACGCAAAGGCACTACAAACAGGCCGATTGGCAATGGGCTCTGCTCTTGTGTTTATGGCATCAATGGCATGGATGCGTGGTGATATGACAGGTAACGGGCCAGTTGATAGACAGAAAAGACAGCTATGGTTAGACTCTAAGTTTGAACCAAGAACTATAAAGCTTGGAGCTGTACGTGTAGGTTATGATACCTTTGAACCTTTTAACTTAATTATGTCTACAATCGCTGACGTAGGTGACGCAAGTTTACTTATGGGCGAAGAGTGGACAGAAAGAGAACTACAAAAAATATCGTTAGTAGTTGCACAAGCAATTACAAGTAAGTCCTATCTTGCTGGTATACAGTCATTTGTTGACTTGTTTGCTGGCCGACCCGGGCAAGCTGATAGAATTGTAGCTGGTTTAATAAACAACTCTGTACCTTTAGCTGGTCTACGTAATGAGCTGGGTAAATTATTTGTACCCTACATGCGTGAGATTGGGTCTGGTATAGATCAGTCATTAAGAAACAGAAACTTAATTAGCGAAACCTTAACAAGCGATCAGCTTCCTGTCAAGTATGATATGCTAAACGGTAAGCCTATCAATAACTGGGACTTCTTAACTAGAGCATTTAACATGTTCAGTCCTGTTACTTTGACCTTAGATCAAAGCGAAGGTAGACAATTCTTATTTGATAGTGGCTATGATTTAAGACTTTCTACATACTATGCTCCTGATAGCACTAACTTGACTGATACACCACGTATTAGATCACTATTCCAAAAAGCTATAGGAGATCAGAATGTTGAGAGTAAACTAAATAAGTTAGCAAAAGATCCAAAAGCTATTGCATCACTAGAACTTATGCGTAAAGATATACGTGATGGTAAACGTGCCCAGTATGATGCTCGTAACTATTGGCATAACGGTAAGATAGATCAAATATTCCAAGAAGCAAGACGTAAAGCTTGGGCATCTATAATGGAAATGTCCGAAGTGGCTGAAGTTATAGCCGAACAACAAGAAGCAAAACGTCAGAAGTATTTAAAAAAAGTACAATCTAACGACCTCCTTAACATATACAAATAAATGGCAACAACGACATTTGAAGAATATAATGCCCCTGCCACCTATACGTTTAGCTTTGCATCTATACAAGAATCAGATATAAAAGTGTCTGTAGATGGTACTGTAAAAACAAGTGGGAGTCATTATAATATTACAGGCTACTCTACTACAGGTGGTGGTACTGTAGTTTTTACATCAGGCAACGTGCCAAGTAATGGTGCACTTATAAACATTTTTCGTGATACTAATGTAGATAGTGCTAAGGCTACATTTGCAGCCGGCTCATCAGTCAAGGCAGCTGACCTCAATGCTAACCATCAGCAGTTATTATTTGCTGCACAAGAAGAACAGAATCAGCTAGAACAAACTAGCAACATTCGTGACAACGCTATTACTACAGCTAAGATAGCAGACAATGCTGTTACAATGGCTAAGTTAAATAGTGGCACTTTACCTACTGATATTACAGTTGCAAGTGCTAACTTAGTAGATGGCACTATAGTAAACGCTGATGTCAGTGCTTCAGCCGCTATAGCTGGTACTAAAATAGATCCTAACTTTGGAACACAGGTTATATCTACAACTGGTAACATCAGTGTAGGTGGTACTGTAGATGGTAGAGATGTAGCAGCTGACGGTACAAAGCTAGATACTATAGAGACCAACGCTAAAGACGATCAAACAGCAGCAGAAATAAAAACACTATATGAGTCTAACTCTGATACCAACGCCTTTCAAGACGCTGAAAAAACAAAGTTAGCTGGTATAGAAACAGCAGCAACAGCTGACCAGACAGCCGCAGAAATAAGACAACTTGTAGGTTTAGCATCTGATAGTAACGTATTTACTGATGCAGACCATAGCAAGCTAGATGGCATAGAAGCTGGGGCTACTGCCGATCAGACAGCTGCTGAGATAAAATCATTATACGAGTCAGTATCAGACACTAACGAGTTTAGTGATGCTGAAAAGACAAAGCTAGGTGGTATCGAAGCTGGTGCTACAGCTGACCAGACTAATGCAGAGATCAAGACTGCATACGAGGCTAACGCTAACACTAATGAATTTTCAGACGCTGAACAAACTAAATTAGCTGGCATAGAAACTGGAGCTACGGCAGACCAGACCAATGCAGAAATTAAAACTGCATACGAAACCAATGCTGATACTAACGAATTTAGTGATGCAGAGCAAAGCAAACTAGCTGGTATAGAAACAGCAGCGACAGCAGATCAGACTGCTAGTGAGATCAAAACACTACTACAATCTGATAAGCTTACGTTGGCTGAGATGAACACCACATCTTTAGATAGCAGATACTTTACAGAAACTGAAGCAGACAATAGATACTTTAGACAAGACAGTAGTGAAACTATAGACAGTGGAGACACATGGTCTAGTAGTGATGCTTTTATAGCTACTACTGGTGCTATCAATGCACGTATCGTTGACCTTATTGATGACGTTGGTGGTTTTACAGCTATAACTAGCGAACAGCACTTTCCTAACACAAACCCACAAGGTTCAACAGGACAGTCTGCTATACTAAGTATACAAGCTGCATCTACTACATTAACTCCTAGTGGTACAACAGTTACAGTATCTAACGGTAACTTAGCTAACAATGCTAACATTACTATAACTGGCGTATCAGCTGCTATACCCACAGGGTTTGGCTTTCTAGTAGAATCAACCAGTACCTTACATACTTACACCTTTCACAGGCTTGTACCCAAGGCTACAGAGGTTACAACGGTTGCAAACAACATAACTAATATTGTTGCAGCTGGTGCTAACGTAGCAGACATAAATAACTTTGCTGATCTATACCAAATATCAGGCAGTGCTCCTACACAAAGAGCAGACGGTTCGTCACTAGCAGAAGGTGACTTATGGTTTGATAGCAGCAACGATAATATACAGGTATATGATGGCAGTGCATTTTCAGCAGTTACACCATCCCAGTCAGTTCTTGCTGACATAGCTATTGTATCTGGTGCTATAACATACAGCGAAGATTTAGGTCTTATAACAAATGCTGTATCTACAGGTAGCTCTAACGGCTCACTCGATATAGTTGCAGATGTACTAGAAGATGAGATTACATTTACTGTTACAGCTGCTACTGGTAAATTTATTATTGATGGTGTAGATAAGCCTGCACTAACATTATACAAAGGCTGGACATATACATTTGACGTAAGTGACG